ACCTCTAACGGCTTACCCTTATTTACAGATGCTTCACCCACCATCTTTGCGTACATGAACGCATTACCCGTTATCTTCTTAAACCCTACCCATTGTTCGATGATGTCGGCCCAAGTATCTTCCCCGTTAGGGTATTTCAGCATTTCCTCCAACCTCACATCCTTATACGGCTCTAGTGCTTGTTCCTTTAACTCGTATAGCTTCCGCATATCCGGCTCACGGTCCATGAGCATCGCCTTGTATCTTTTGGCAGCATCCTTATTCTTTATCTTGTAAACACCCCACGGAGCAACCTTCGCTTTTTGCGTTATCAGTGTAATAATAGCATAGACAAGATCATTGCCCATGTAACTATCCTTTACTATTTCGGCTTGGTTCTGCCCGTCCCATGTAAGTAGGCCGCGCTCTACCGATATTTGAACAGGTGATTTTATAGGTGCAGCTTTGCGCTTAAGAAAATCAAATACCCCCATATTAAAGATTTGTGACAAAATTACACCCTTTTGACTTACCAAACGGCTACCTGGAATTGCGGCTTATGTAGATGGGTGAAGATGGCATATCTCATCGCATCAAGTGCATCATCATTCTCCTTCGTCGGCTCATCGATTACGTTATCGTTTTTGTCCTTCTTCCATTTATACGATTGCAGTTCCCTTATTAGTTCCCTGCTATCTTTGTGAACGTACAATGGGTATGATTTTACTTTCAGTATGCCGGGCCATACTTCCTTATTCGCCTGTTGTGCATTGATACCCCCTCTGTATAGTTCCTCAATGCTTTTCGGCTCTGCCGCATCGCAGTACACGGGTTTGCGGTCATGGATGTAATCTTTCACCTCCTTTATCATTTCGGATGGGGTTAACCCTGACTTGTATAAAAGCAACTGGACGTAATTCGCCCCCTCATAATGGCAAACCTTGACAAGTGCCAACGGGTGAACGTAACCAAAGTCCAACCCATAAAACACATCACCACCTTCGGGCAGTTGGTCGGTAATCTGCCATTGAGTGTAAATAATCTCCTTTGCTGCGCCACGCTCACCCAGGCCGTACACCTTCCACATGAAGTCATCGGGTAGTTTCTTGTACCCCTCAATGATGCCGATTTGCGTGGGTGAAAGGTTAGGTAAGTTGTTGAGATAGGTAGATTTTATCCTAGCGTTATTGGGGTCATCAGCCACATCGTACACCCAAGAAACGAAGTCGGCCGGGTTCCAGTCAAGGAATATTTTACCCGTTGTCCGCATCGCCAACTGATCAAATAATGACTTTCGTATTAAGTTCGCTTCGTTTATGAATAGTATATCCCTGCCCGGTCCACGTGCTTTGCCTTCATCTTCAAGTCCGAATAACTCAATGTAACTGCCATTACTGAACTTATACACGAAGTCAGTGAAGGAGAAAGAATCATCATCCCATATCCCCCAATCGGTCATGATCTGTCTGAAATCACGATATGCCCCACGTTTGATGTGCGGCAATGAGTGAGATACGATGCTGATACGTTTGCCCGGTTCATTGGTTGCTATCTGTACCAATAGTTGCACAACGGAGTAAGACTTTGAGCTACGGCTTCCCCCCTCATTACAGATAATGGGTGCAGGGCCTTTGTACGCTTCCAGGTTCTTGAAGAATACCGGTGTTGCCTTAATTGGTTTTAATTCCACAGGTCTTAAATTCATCTAACGTGCAAAATGTTTCTTTATTCTTTTGAAGAACCGAATACACATTCCATCCATCTGTATAATTGCCCATAGCAGCAACGCTACCAACAGAATGCAAAGTATAGCCGCATATTTCAGCAAGTCTTTTGTAGAAATCTTCGGTGTAGTAGTTGAATCCATGTCCGGGCCAGTTGCCTGTTTTGGGGTTTTCGGATATGATGTATCCTCCGACTTTAACAAGGTTGTGCTTGTTTTTCCAGCAGTTGTAGATTGCTTTGATGTCATGCTTCCCAGTTGTGCCAACGTGTTCGCTCGTTCCTGCATCAACGAGTAAATCAAACTGCTTTGTGAATTTGTGCAACTTGGATAAGTCCAGCGGGGTGCTTCCATTCTCACCCGATATGTCAATGGCTTCGTAATCTTTGCCGGCATAGTAACTGTCTTTAGTGTAAGGTGCGGGTAATGGTACCCGGTAATCGTTCTGTGCGCCTAAATCTACCACGGATTTGATGTGTGGTAGGTACGGGTCGATTATCTTGGTTGTTTCGTGTGTGTAGCCCATAGTATTTAATCTTTTACCCCCCAATTTATGAAATAAGGTTCAACAGGTAAGTAGTGCCGATAAGCTAACCCACCATACGGCTGAACGGGAATACCGTTGATATTCATTAATGCCGATAATAACGCCTGATCATGTCGGCTGCTTACATAGTGCGGATTCTTTGATTCGTTATGGTGGAAACAATTCTCCTTCGCACCTTGTATCCATTTCTCAAAGATAGGCATCGTTGCCGGATGGTCGAAGTCAAACATAATACAACAAGCCATGATTTGATACATTTGTTTGATTTCTGTGTAGTCCTTCAACCCAAGCCATGCAATTTGATGGTCGGGCATGTATTTATGTAATTCATGCCCTTCATTATTCCATGCCACTATCCCATGCTCGGCAGCATCTTCCCACAATGGATCGGGATTCTGATGTACCCGAATTGTTGAATCGCACCAAATGATTTTCCGGTATCCCATCTCCAACGCTTCGGCCACCATAAACGGTTTGAACTGGTATGGCATATTTTGGTGATTCCAAGACTTACCCCACCGCTTTGATTCGGGCCAATCACCGAGAATTATTTTGCGCTCCAGGTATTCATCCACATACCCATCAACACTCCTGAAGTGCGTATCATAGTCGGGTGCTTTGCGGTCAATACTGCGAATAAGTCCTAACTGTGCTTCGTTGTAGTTTTCCCTGCCTGTGGAGGAAAGGGATACGATTACTTTGCCCATATTACGTTCTCTAAATTGTTAAGTAATTTCTTTGTCAGTCCTGCCTTGTTGCAGTACTCTTTGATCAACTGAAATAAGTCGGCATTGGAGTTATGCTCAATGCAAACCATGTCAGTATATTTCAGGTCAATCTGTTCAAGTATCTCATAGTCCACCCCTTCGGCATCAATGGATATAAAGTCAAAGAACTTCAACGGGGAATGTTTCAGCAGTGTTTTGTAAGTCCAGACCTCTGTCATACGTTCTTTGAACTCCACGCCTGGCCACCGCTTTAACTCTGTTTTCTTAATGGTGGATAGAAGCGACACATCCCCAGCGTTAAGGTGGTTGCCCATCTCATGAAAGGTACAATGCCCATCTTCGGTACCAATGGCAACGTTGTACTTATGTACTGACGGATATGTTATAATGCGGTTGAATGCTTCTTCGCTCGGTTCGATTAACACACCCTTCCACTCTTGCAGTTGTAGGGCATAGGTATTTGATAGCGTAATGCCATCGTTGGCACCAATATCAAGGAAGAAACCTTTGCGACTACCGAAGTATTGCAGGATTATGTCTTGCTCGTTATTTTGGCTGAATCTCATTTATTCTGATTTACCAATTAAAAATCCAGTTACAAATCCACTAATCCACATCTGTTTATCTGTCTCATCACCTCCTTCCCACATTCTTTCTGCAAGGTCTTTGATTTCTTGTAATGTCTGCTGTGCCATAGGTTTATTTAGTTAATTTAATAAACATCGCTGTTACAGACATACTCGTAAGCCATAACCATATAATTAAAAATCTAGTATGAGAAGTAGTTGTTTCTTCTTGCAACACAAACATGGTCGCTAATACATAAGCTATTGTTACAAGTATGTAGATATAGTATTTATTTTTCTGTTGTACCATAGGTTATTTATTAGTCCTAAATTGATAATGATAAAGTTCCTTCTCTATCTTCACCTCCGTCTTGATCAGTCCCGAAGTATGTATCGCAGTCGCCCAAAGATAATCCTCCCCCACCGTAATATCCTGGAACTTGAACTGTATGGCTATTTCTCTCCTTATAGGTACGATGTGATTAGGATACCTGTAATACGCCCCATTCTTCGCTTCATAGCCGTAATCCTTGCTTATGTACCATTTCCGCTCATCCTTGCCGTTGGTGGTCATTGTGCCGTTGAATACGATCACATCGGGGTCACTTTCTGCTGCTTTGAGTATGTCGCTCACATAGGTATCAGCAATGGCATCATCATCATCAACGAACACAACGTACTTGCCGGTACTGCGTTGAAGTAGTATGTTACGTTTGCGGCCCGTTGTCATTTGCCTATCATCCGATTCTACCAGTATCTCTACCCCATCCCTGCGCTGCGGGGCAAGTGATTGCAGTAGTTGTGAAAGGTAACCTTCACGGCCACGGAGTGTGCATATTAGGATGGAGAGTGTCATAGGTTGTATATTTCATTTACATCAAATGCCTTTATCTCTGATTTTACTTGCTCGTAATAATCCCACTCATACCATACACCGTCAATAACTATTGGGTCTTTGCCAAAATTCAATGTTCTGTATTCATGTAATTCCTCTGCCATTACAATAGCTGATGCTATTGCAATATTTGCAGTCAATGATACTTCATACATTGACTTAATTAAATGTCTTGCTTTCTCTTTAGGTGTCATAGCTTTTCAAGTTCTGTTTTAACTTCTTCCCAAAATGGTTTTGGATGCGTAACGTAGAAGTCAAGGAATGTTTCGCTGATTAGTAAGTCAACTGCGATTATGGCAAATCGCTTTGACTTAAATTTATAAACTTCTTTCGGATATTCATATTCTGAATATTTGTTAAACAACTCTATCGCTTTCTCTTTCGGTGTCATGCGTTATATCATTTCGTTGACGTCAACAATATGTTTTTTTTGTTATACGTTATGTTTTGGGAATCCTTGCTTACTTCTACGGATATAGGTTATTTCATCAGCCCGGAACGTGGATTGCGTTTTCTCCAACAAGGCATCCGGTTTCTCACCCGTCCATGCAGGGTGTACATGGTCGAATATTTGGCGGTTGATGTACTTATGGCAGCCACGTAATTTAGCCACGTCCATTGCTTCATTGTCGCACCATAGGTTTTCATATTGTGGGTGGTAGATGTACCCGTCCCTTTCATAGTACGTTCTTCCCATTATGC